CGAGGTGATGAACAGTTGCCCCCCAGCCGCGCCGTTGCTCGAAATGGTCGCCGGGTTCGTGTCCACCGACACCGTGCCGCGCAGGGACGAGGTGCCCGTGGAGAGGACTTCGTAGAGATTGAACCCCGAGACGACAAACACCCGCCCGTCATAGGCTTGATGCTCGGCCCGAATCGGTCCCGGGGTCAGGTCCAGATGCGCGGTAAAGCCCGGCGTCGGGTAACAGACCGCGGGGGCTTTCGCATTGGCGTCTTCCACCCGCTCGACATACCAGTTGACACACTCGCTGGGGTCAGCGGTGCGGCTCATCGACCGGTAGGACGGGCCAACCAGCGTCGGGAGAATCACTAGACCGCCACCAACCCCACCGAGATCGACCCTCCACCCGAGATGGCCGTCGAGACTCGCGCCCGAACCCAGCCATACGCGCCCACCGTCGCATGATGCGCCACTTGCGCCCCGCCCGTGAACGTCGAGGCGTTAATCGCCGTGGTGATCAAACTGTTGGTGCCAGAGAACGGCAGCCCGGGCACTTGCCCCCCCGGCTTGCCCACTGGCAGCATTTCCTCGAGGGAAATCGCGCCACCCGAGGTCGTGCCGGAGCTCGACAGGTAAAACACCAGATGCGTCCGACCTCGACAGTCCACCCAATTGCTGATGGTCTCGTCCGCCGTCGCATCCTTCAATAAATCTACGCAGAGAAATCCTTGTGCCATCTATCGCCTCACATGTTTCCGGTCTGGATGTTGTAGCCATACTGGCGCCCGATGTCGCCAATCGCCGCCATGTCGTTGCCCAGTTCCGCCACCGGCATGTTCTGCCGCTTAATCGTCGCCCTGGACTGCACCGCCAACTGCCGAATGTCGTCAGGCACACTCATCCCGTGCGGCCCCGCCAATCGGACGGCCAAGCCGTACACGAGCGCCTCCTCAAAGCCGGGGGGAATCTGATACGTGCTGGTGGCATTCGCAAACTCGACAAGGGGCTGTGGGAAATACAACACGAGGTCGTTGTCAGCCGTCGTCGGAATCGGCCACAAGGTCACCGTCCCGAGACCGCCCGTGGTGAACGTCGGCTGGTAGAACACCTGCGTCCATTGCGTACTGGTCTGGTCTTTGTTCTGGAGGGCTTGCCACGCCTGCTCGGAGAGAATGCCGCAGGGCACCTCAATCGCCGGTGAGGCACTGTTGAGCAGCAGCGTGGCCGTCTGAATCCGCGTGGGGCGGATGGTGTTGAAATCCCCGCTCGGCCCGATGGTATACGCGGCCGTATTCGCCGTCACGGTGAAGACTTCCCGCGAAACCACCGGGATGGTCAGCGGCTGAATCGCCCACGACGACAACATCGCGTTCAGCCGGCGCAGGCCGTCGGCAATATCCGCGGCCGAGGTCTGCTCACCCACGCCATAGACGCCCAACGCATCGAGTGCGGAGGTGATGAGGCTGGAGGCGGTGACGGCGGTAGAGGCCACGGGCGTGCCTTTCTAGAAGCCGGGGCAGACATCAAGGGACGCCTGCCCCGTAGGGGGTTAGGAAGGCTTGACGGCGATGCCGGATGTGGCCGCAGCCCCAGTCAGCCCGTCAATGTAGCTGTGCGTCAACGCCAGCGTGTCGCCATACTCGCCAATCGCCACCAGCACGCACCGGCGGAACAGCAGAATGCCGCCCGGCGAGGCACTGGTCAGACTCCCCAAGACCGTCATCGTGGTCGAGGTCGATCCCGTCGCGTTGATGAAGTCGCAGTTCTTGAACAACTGGAACCGGTCCATGCACCCGGCGCCCGTGCCGAGAATCCCCAGCACGCCAGCCGCGTCCGTCATGAACGGGAAAATGCAGTCGATGAACTGGTTCCGCGCTGTCGCCCCGGCAAACTCGACCGAGGCATTGGCCGCGCCACGCGTGACCGTATCGACGCCAATCGTGCAGCCCACGAACATATTCTCGTCCGCGCTAATCTTCACGTTGCGCGACCCGGCATCGTCCGCCGACTCCTGGTCAGCCATGCCGGCGACGTGGCACCCTTCGAACAGGTTGCGCGTGCCGGTGACTGTCAGACAGATCTGCGCGGTCGTGCCGGTCGTGAACCCGTGGTAGAACTGGATGTTCTTGATCAGGCACCCGTTGCCCGACACCGTAAAGAGCGTGGCAAACGCGGTGGCGCCAGACACCGGGGTGATGCGCGACCGGTTGCTGATGTTCACGCCCGAACTGATGCCGATCAGATGCACCGCGTTCTTGTTCCAGTCCAGTGCCGCCGCGAGTCGCGCCGACCCGTTGGCCGCGCCGTTGCCCACCAAGACCACCACGTCGTTCTTGCCCCCCTGGGCCTTGGAGAACGCCGTCGGGAGGTCGGTGTAGGGCTTGGTCTGGCTGCCATCCTGCGTCCCGAGGTTGGACGAGGAGGGCTGGCAGTAAATGATCGTGCCGGGGTTGATGCCGCCCAACAACGACGTAAAGTTCGCGTTCAGATCCGAGATGTTCTTGCTGGTGAGGACGCCCCCACCCGAGATGGTGTTCATATCAGCCTACCTTCCATGCACGCGACCGGAATTGGCCGCGAGACACCCCGCAGGGTGCATGGTCGTACTACTTCGAAGCGCGATGCTTCCGACGCACAATCGGCGTGTCGGGAATCGCCCCGACGTGGTCCGCCACGGTCTCATCGAAGGCGTCAGCCTCCGCACGGGCCTTGTCAGACATCCCACGGTCGTTGTGGGCGCGTTCAGCGGCCGCCAGTGCCAGCGCGGCCTCACGGCTCTCGAGTTCCGCTATCGCTGCAGCCTGGCCGACGCCCCAGCCGCGGCTCTGCAGATTGGCGACCACCGCTTCCGTCTCGGCCACCTCTTTGTGCCAGGCCACCGCACCGCCGCCCACGGGGCGCTCGGCGTAGTAGCACATGGTCGGCACCTCTTGATAGACGTAGGGCCGCAGCGGAGACGGACATTGTGCCGTCGGCTGCGACTCCCACTTGGCGAGTTCTCTGGCGTGCGCGGAGTCTTGCGTGTGAATGATCGACAAATGAGTCTCCCTTGAAGACGCCTGTACCCGGGCCAGTCGTCATGACCAGCCCGGGCCGCAGGATGTTTACGTGACTGTCACGGCGTTGTTCGCCACCACGTTCCAGCCGCCCTTGACCGGGGCCAGCGTGATGCTCGCGCCGATGTAGGCCGCAAACGTCAACGTCGTGTGAGCACCCGTCGTGCCGTCATACGCCGAGACCGTCGTGACCACATGGGCCGCGTTGGTCGCCGCTGTCAGCACCACCAGGAACCCCTCCTGGTCCGCTGCCGGGTCGGCCAAGGTCGTAGACGCGAGGGCCGTGGCTTTGGTCAAGGCCACAATCGTGTTGCTGGTCGGCACCGCGATGACGCCGTTCTGCCCCACGCTGACCGCCTTGTAGACCCCGGGATACGCCGGCATCGACGGGATGCCCACCCAGTCGGCCCCAGCCGCGCTGGTCACCACCGGGGCGAGGATGTCGTGCGCGACCGCACTGGTGGAATCCGCCCCGCGACTGCGGACCTTGATCTGGCCCGAAACCACCTGACAGATGCCGTCCACGGTGTACATGAACTCGCCGTCCACCTGCACCCGCTGTGACTTGCTCGAGACCCCGACGCCGGGAAACCCGGTGCCAGAGGTCACGTAAATGATCGAATCGCTTGCCGCGGCTGCGGCCGAAAGAGTCGTTGCTGTCAATGCCATGTCAATGCTCCCTTACGAGGAAAATGCCCGGAAGGCGTAGTAGGGCAGGATTGAGGCAATGCCGCCGATGGTGTCCAGGCGCGACATGCTCTGGTCCGTCTGCGCGTTCCACTGCTCCGACCACCGGATGCTGATCGCCGCGTCCTTGTTGCTCATCCGCTTGCTGTTCGCACCCGGCAGGGGCGACTTGAGGTCGGCCATGACGAACGCGAAGGCCGCGCTGTTGAACACCAGTGACTGTTTGCTCGCGGTCGCCGCCATCGTGGCGCCCACCGTGCCCGTGCTGCCCAAGAACGAGACCGCCGCGTTGTTCGCCGGGGCCGCGGTCACGGTCTGCAGTTGACCCGACGTGATGATGGCCGGGGAAATCGACAACGTCGCCGTGGTTGAGCCCGACAGGTCCGCCTGTATCGAGAACTGCTGCAGATGGCCGCTGTCCTCATACGTGATCGGGTTGACCATGTTCACCCCGTCAATGGTGAAGATGTCTCCCGCCTTGAACGCAAACGTGCCCAGACCGTCAATCGCGAGGCTGGAGCCGGTCTGGCTGGCCCCGGCAATCGCCGGAGTGGACGTGGTGAACGTGCCCGTGGTGTGCGTGGGCAGGTTGGGGTCATACGCCCAGCTGTCCATCCCCAACGCCGCGCCCGAGAACTGCCCCGAGGTGAAATACTTGCTGATCTGCGAGGAGGGATTGAACAACGCCTGGTTGTTCGCCAGCAGGGCCGACTGCTGCACCGGCGTGATGCACGCCATGAGCTCTTCCGGCACGCCGGCATCCTTCATGAGGGCGACACCGTCGGTCCACGTCTGGTTGCTGGTGATGGTCGAACCGGGCGTGCCCACCGCGAAGTAGACCGCCTTGTAGACCTCTTTGCCGGCCTGCACGTCCCACTTGTTCCAGGCTGCGCCCCGCCTT